AGTCGGCCGCAGAGGTCACAGGACGGAAAGTCAAGACAGTTCCTCAAATTTATCTGGAGGGCAAGTACATAGGTGGTTATGAAGATCTTATGATGCATCTAAAAGGTGAAGTGGAGTACGAACCAAGTGACGGTGGCGACGAATGTCGGGCCTGCGAGGGTTAATAAACAATTCAAATAAAGGATTAGTATGTCATTACTAAAAACATCGGAAACATACAAACCGTTCAAGTATCCTTGGGCGGTTGAACTATCAAAGAAACACGAGGAAATACACTGGATTGAAGATGAAGCAGAACTGTCAGAAGATGTACAAGATTGGAAAACCAAACTGACAGGTTCGGAGAAAGAATTTATCACTCACGTACTGCGGTTGTTCACGCAGTCAGACGTACAGGTAGGGGAGAACTACCACGAACTGTTGATACCAAAGTTCAAGAATAACGAAGTCCGCAACATGCTATCATCGTTTGCGGCACGAGAGGCAGTACACCAACGTGCGTACGCACTTCTCAATGATACACTTGGTCTACCAGACGAAGACTTTCACAAGTTCCTAGATTACAAGGAGATGGCAGACAAGATCGATTTTATGAAAGAGGGTGATACGAACTCTCACACTGGACTGGCACTTGCATTGGCACAGTCAGTGTTTAATGAAGGTATGTCTGTCTTCGCATCGTTTGTCATGCTACTGAACTTCCAGAGGTTCGGCAAGATGAAAGGTATGGCAACTATCGTCGAGTGGTCCATCCGTGATGAGACTATTCACGTACAGGGTAACGCAAAGTTGTTCCGTGAGTTTTGTGAAGAGAAACCAAGGATCGTTAACGATGAACTTAAGTCAAAGATATATAAGATGGCAAAGAATGCGGTCAAACTAGAAGACAAGTTCATCGACCTTGCGTTCGATGGGAACGAAGTTCAGGGACTAACCAAACAGGAAGTCCGTGACTATATAAGACACATAGCAGATAGACGATTGCTTCAGTTGGGACTGAAGCCAAAATTTAATCAAAAGGACAATCCTCTACCGTGGTTGGATTGGGTGCTTAACGGAGCATCTCATGACAACTTCTTTGAGAAACGTGTAACCGAATACTCAGTCGTAGGTATGGAAGGTGACGATTTCGGATGGGAGGATATAGAACTAGAGGTAGCATGATGGATACTGAATACACAATTGAATGTCCGATCTGCGACATCACGAGTGTTGTTCGTGTCCCGTATGAGGATGAGGTGCCTAGGCACTGTCCTATGTGCGGTGCAGATGTCGAAGCAGAAGAGTCGGACGAAGAATGAATCTTAAACAAGTGATACAATCTGTACCAGACTGGCCAGAAGAAGGAATCAACTTCCAAGATGTGACCAGTCTCCTACAGAACCCACAGGCATTCAAGCAGAGTGTCCGTTCCCTTGTCGATCAAATCGAAGGTAAGGGATATACGGACATCGTTGCTCCCGATGCTCGTGGGTTCTTGTGGGGTGCACCTGTTGCTTTGTATTTGGGTATACCTCTACACATTGTCCGCAAACCCAACAAACTGCCCCCACCCGTGAGATCTCGCAAATACAAATGCGAGTATGCATCTCGCACACTTGAAATCAAAACGACTGCACCCCTGAATAAAAACAGTCAGGTATGCATCATTGATGACGTGAGTGCGACGGGTGGTACGGCACTTGCCATTGTAGAATTGCTACAGTCCTTTGACGTATCTAAGATCTCCTATGGTTGTGTGATCGACCTAGAATACTTGGGTGGCACGGAGAAACTCCGAGGTCGACAAATTAAAACCTATGAAGTAGTAACGTATGATAAGTAAGATGTCCGACATCATCCTCATTGCCTTGGAGTTAGAGGCACCAAAAATGTCCCAGTGGGACAACGTCTTTTTTACCGGAGTCGGTAAAGTCAATGCGGCACTCACTGCCGCAAAGCTGATCGAACGGCACAAACCGAATGTGGTTTGGAACTTCGGTACCGCAGGTGGTATCACCGTCGATGGTGGTATCCACAAAGTAACACAATTCGTACAACGAGATATGTCGTGTGCTGGACTGGGATACAGTCTGGGTCAGACTCCGTTCGAGGATGGAGTAGTCCTTGGAGAAGGAGATGGACTCACCTGCAGCACAGGTGACGATTTTGTTGCAGACCCTAACCTTGCGATTCCAGCAGATCTGGTTGAGATGGAGGCATATGCGATTGCCAAAGTCTGTCAGGATGCTGGTGTCGAGTTCCGATGCTACAAGTACGTCAGTGATCAAGCAGATGACGGTGCGGCAGAAGAATGGAGCAAAACCGTTGCTAACGGTGAGTCGCACTTTATAGAGGTTTACAGCAACTCTATATAGTTGCATGACTTGGTTATACGAAGATAAAGAATTCACCCCAGAAGAAGACTTCCTTGATCCTTATCAAGGTTTCGTATATCAGATTACAGAACTTGATACCGGAATGAAGTACATCGGTAAGAAGTTCTTTTGGAAACCTAAAACACTGCCAGTGACTAAGACTCGAAAGCGTCGTGTAAAGACACGAGTAGAGTCTGACTGGATGAAGTATTACGGTTCGAGTCAAGAACTCAAAGAACAGGTTGCCTCTCACGGACCTGAAAACTACAAACGTGAGATCCTCAAACTCTGCCGAACCAAGGGAGAGTGTTCCTACTACGAAGCAAAACTCCAGTTTGAGTACGACGTACTCCTGCGAGACGACTATTACAACGCATTCATCGGTTGTAAAATCCACGCAAAACATCTTCCAGAAATGTGACAAAATACCATAAAAAAGTGCACTTATTTCGAAAATAAGTGTTGACGCATGTTTCAAAATCAAGTACAATTACTATGTAATTTGATGATAAGGAATTGAGACATGGCACGATTAATTTACCAAACTGAATACGAACTTGAAGGAATGCAGGCTGAAGGTATTGACTTCAACCAAGCACTTCGTATCATCAAGAACTTCATGGGTACTGACGATACTCTTGATGCTCTCCAAGGGTTTGAGAGACGTTATGCGAAAGCAGAGGTTGATGCTCTTGAGACTAACGATTACGATTTCGATCGTGAGTGGAGATACGAAGTCTACGCTTACAACCTTCTGGTCGAAGGTTTCGGTAAACTGTTTGCCCCAAAGGAGGCATGATATGGATGCGGTATTAGGTAATCTTTATAACGAGTTGATGTGCCTCGCGGAGATCCGTGGGGAGTTGTCTCCCGAAGACAACGCACGTGTCGAGGACGCAATCCTCGCACTCCAACTCAAAATCGAAAAACTGGAGAAAGCAGTTTAGTGAAATATTTACTAAAAAAAGTTTTAAAAAGTTGTTGACATTATTTTTAAAACAAGTATAATAGGTACTGTTGATAGGGAGATGGTTATGAATATTGTTGATATGTTGATTGATGAGTTTCGTTCTTTCTGTGCGGAGAATCAGTTGCCTTTGATGAGTGCTGACGAACTGTTGATTGTCGGTGGTCTCGAACCTGAACAGGTCGAGTTCCTTCAAGACTTTATCGTCCGTTGGGAAGAGGCTGTTTAATCATGAGTTCTATGAGAGATTTTCGACCCCGTCCTGAAAAGAAGAAAGAAATTTCTAGTGAAGGTTTCGTTGCCTGGGGTGCCCTAATTGCGATGGGCATGGCACTGGGATTCATGTTCGGTTACGGTTTACTTTATACTTAAGAGGTTTTTGTTATGTCTAATTCAATTATTGTTGTTATTGCTACTCAGTTCCGTGAGAACTACGGTGCCCACGATTGGGATGGACGTGGTGAGTGCCCCCAGCACTGGAAGTCTAAGGGTGGTGACACCTACTTCATCAATGCTTCTGCGGCAGACATTGCCGACACGCAGTGGTGGACTGATGTTGAACGTTGCATCAATCACTCTTCAGAGTACTCTGCGGAGTACATCATCTCTGAGAAGGTCGTCGACCTTGTTGACTTCGTGGAGTCAGACCACATCGAGTTCTGGGAGTCTCCGATCTATGCTTCCGTAGACTTCGGTCAGTTGTACTGCGAGCAAAAAGCACTCAACTTCCAAAACGAAGTTGTTGGCATTCGTCGGTGGGAGCAGGACTCTATGGGTAAGGACGCATGTTCTCTAGAAAATTTTGATGAACCTGTGCGCGAGGAATGGCG